CCGCCAGGTGGCCGACGCCATGCGGGTCGTTCTGGATGGGTACGGCGGAACGGCGGACAATACGACGGTACGGCAAACGTCGCTCGAGGATGAATCCGACGACTTTGTACAGCTGGCAGGAGCGGATCTCCCGCCGGTCTATCAGGTGACGCAGCGTTACGACTGCTGGTGGAGCGAGGAATAAAGCATGCCATACACGCCCCATGATGGTTCCGGCACCACGTTTACCTTTGCGGGAGCTGGTTACACCGTTACGAGCATCACCTACAGCATCACCGACAACGCCGCCACCGATCAGATCGACGTTTCGCATCTCGGCCAGACTGTTGGGGCCACCGTGCTGACGATGAGCCGCCCGCTCAAGGGCTCCGCTGGCGACACTGGCAAGGAAGTGTCGATCGAGTACATCGCTTCGTCCGGCGCACCGATCGCGCAGGGCGCCACAGGGACGCTTGCAATCACTGGCGGCATCGCTCTTTCGGTCAGTGCAACGTGCAAATCTTCTAGCGTCACTCTGACTGTCAATGACGCCGTGCGAGGCTCTGCCTCCTTCCAGGTGCCGTAATCGCTAAGGGAGGATCCCCGTGGCGACCTACAGCACTGGCATAACAGCCACATGGGGTGGCGTTGCGTTTGTCGAGATTACGGACCTTTCATGGTCGTACGGCGGCGCTAACAAGGGGCGTGCTGTGCCGTGGACCGACGAGGCCGGCAGTGTGACGGTCACGTGCCTCGGCTCGGCGAACACGAGCACTGCCGAGTTTGGGCTTCGCAAGCAGCTGGTGTTGGCGGGTGGAGGCCAAGCCTTGACCAACTATGCAATATGGGAGTCAGTGAGCGTCGCGCCAGAGTTGAACGGCGTAACCAGATTCACCGTGACGTTCAAACTGCTGGATAACTGACACATGGGACTCAAAGAACAAATCAAGGCCGCGAGCGTGCGCAAGCCGCTGAAGCTGCACGTCAAGGAATGGAACCTTGATGTGTACGTTCGGGTGATGAGCGTCGGCGAGCGTGACGATTGGGAACTGTCTTGGATCGACATTCGCCAGAAAGGCGTGGCCAAGTTCCACAACTTCCGAGCCTTCTACCTGGTGCGGACGCTGTGCGACGAGCAAGGCGTGCGGATCTGGAAAGACGACGAGCTCGGAGAGGTAGCGGAGTTAGACGGCGCTGTCATGGGCGAACTGTTCGATGTGGCCCAGCGGCATAACAAACTTACGGAGGCGGACGTAGTCGAACTAGCCGGCGAGCTTTAACGCGAGACCATCTCGCCGCTTTTTGTTCATGCTTGCGAGTCACTTAAAGATGACCGTTGGCGAACTTGAGCAGCGAATGGATAGCAGGGAGTTAAGCGAGTGGCTGGCTTTTGCAAGGTATTTCCAGCCGCTCGACAACTCCTGGGCGCAGACCGGCGTGCTTGCCAGCGCAACGCTTGCTCCGTACTCGAGGAAAGGCCAGTGCCCGAAGCCGATGGATTTCGTCCCGATGGAAAAGCCGCCGCAGCATAAAACGCAGATGCTTGATGTTCTGGCGCAGATGAAGAAAGACCTGGACGGTAAGTGACATGAGTACGGCACTCGGCCTAGCGATGCAGATCAGCGCCAATACGGCGCAGCTGGCGACTGCTATTGCCGACGTTAACCAGCGTCTGGACTCGCTTGGCGAGGCTGGCAAGAAGGCGTCCAGCGATCTCGGGACACTCAAAAACATCGAGATCGGCAAGCTGGCCCTGGGCGGCATTAAGGCGGCAACGGACGCATTTATCAGCCTGGGCACTGCCGTCACCGGCGCTGTCGCGGGCGTCACGAGTTTTGCGTTGTCCGTGGGCGAAGAGCTCGACGCCCTGAACGACGTGGCCAATCGAACCGGCGTAGGCGTTGAGGCATTGCAGGCATACGCCAGAGCCGCTGCCGACACGGGCGTAAGCGTGGAGTCGTTCGCCAAGCAGATACAGAAGCTCACCGTTAACATCGGTGCGGCATCGCTTGATGACAAAGCCCAAAAGAAATTTGAAGCCCTCGGGATCGTATTTGAAGACCTTAAAGCGTCCACTCCAGAGAAGCAGTTCGAGATGGTGGTTGACGCCATCTCTCGAATCGCAGACCCGGCAGAGCGTGCCGCCACTGCCGTCAAGTTCTTCGGCAAGGGCGGCATTGAACTCGGCGAGCTCTTTACGCTTGGGCCTGGTGCCCTGACGCAAATGCGTGAAGAGGCCGTGTCGCTCGGCCAGGTCGTTAGCTCAGATGCAGTGAAGGCTATCGACAACATGAACGATTCGTTTGCTGCTGTCTGGGCAACAGTGAAAGGGCTGACTGGTTCAATCCTTGGCGAACTTGCAGGACCAATCAGCCAGATTGCCCAGGAGCTCCTTGGCGTAATCAAGCAGGCTGGACCGCAGCAGATTGCCCAGCAGGTGGCCCAAGGGCTGCTCGACTTTATTCAACTGGCCGGAAATGCCTTCCTTGAGCTGGCCAAGTTCATCGAGGCGTTCGTAAAAAAGTTTGCCCCAATCCTTGGTCTTGATATTCGCAGCGAAGCCGAAAAGGAGTTGTCAAAGCTCCAGACAGAACAGATGCGTGCAGCGCAGGGCGAAGGAGCGGCCGTCGATGGTTTCGGAAGGCCGATCGCCAACGCAGCTGCCGTCGAGGAAGAGAACCGCAAGCGAGTAGAGCGGATTGCCCAGCTAGAAGCACAAATTGCGTCCGAGGCGTCGAACAGCGTCCTAAATCAGTTCCAAGCCAATTTCAACGCAGCCATCGACACTGCGGCAAAGTCGCTTGAACAGCGGATGGAGAATGATGCCGCCGCTAACGAGCCAAACCCCGCAGAAGAAAAGCAGGTGAAGCTGCTCGAGCAGATCAACCGTAACGGCCAAATCGGAACCGTGGAGATTCTGAACTAATGGCCGTCGTCAGCTTCCGCGAAATCCTGCCTCGCACGTTCCAGCATAAGTTTGGCGAATCGCCAACGGCGACGCGGGTTTTTAACGTCACGCTGGACCAGGCGACGCCGACGCAAGAAATCCTAAACGCGGTCGGGATATTCCATGGTGCATTTCACCCGGAATACACCTATCTGCTCTGCACTGACGGCAGCGTGACAGAGGCTGACGCATTTCACGCGGAAGTCACGTACTCGTATGAGGTGCCGCAAGTTGGCACAGACGAGTTTGACCCGAACCCGCTGTCTCGGCCTGATGTCTGGTCGTTCTCGACAGGCGGTGCGGAAGTGCCGTGTATGTACTACTACGCCGGCAACTCAATCGCCCCGCTCATTAACTCGGCTGGCGACTTCATTGAGGGCGTTACGTGCCCAGAGTCTGAAATCCGCGTCACCATTTCAGGCAATCGGCCAAGGTTTGATTACGCCTTGGCTGCAAGCGTCTCGAACTGCATCAACGGCCAGGCATATCTTGGCGGTGCCCCGTATACGTGGCTCTGTGCCGGTATCAGCGGACAGCAGCAGCTCGAGGTAGTGAACGACGTGCAGGTGAAGTATTGGTCTTTCTCTACTGAACTGATCTACCGGGCCGGGACGCACCTGCTGTTTCTGCCTGACGTTGGCTTTCATTACCTATCGGCCAATAAAGACGACGACTCGCCGCCGGGCGGCGAAGGCACTTCATCTGGAGACGAGCCGCCGTATATCCCTGGCGGCGTTGGAACCCAAGGTGGCGTGCAACTGATCCACGGCACGAACGTGCGACAGGCCGGTGGAGTCCGCAAGCGTGCGTGGTGTTACGCACCGGAAGAAGGCGAAAAGAAAGAGTCGCCCAGCGCGGTGGCGCTTAATACTGACGGCACGATGAAGCCCGCAGGCGCGCCGCCAAACATCTTGGTGCGTCGAGTCCACCGCACGATCAACTTTGCCCAGTTCTTTGGAGTCCCAACCTTTTAACGGTGCCGCATGCCTGATCTCAACTACACGATCAACGGACAAGTTTCCAAAGGCTCTTTCTCGCAGTCGTTCGCCGCGTCTGGAGTGACGGCCGACATTGCTACGGCTGGCGTTTTGGCCGTGACGCTTAACCTCGGCACGTCTGTCACGCAGATCTCGACCGCAAGCCTTGGTGCCGTTGGCCTGGCGTTTGCTCGGTCGCTGGCGACTGCCACGACGCACACAGTCTCATTCGGGCGGTTCTCTGGCGGGAATATCTACGAGACGGCTCGCCTGAAGGCAGGCGAAGCAGCGATCCTGCGTCTTGCACCAGGCGACTACGCCGCGCGTGCGGCCGTTGAGGGCACCCGCCTTGTGTTGACTATCTACGAGGATTGACGTGGGCGCTCGCAAGCCAGATGGCAGCGCGGCAAAGACCGAGCGTGTCACGTTCACGCGGCCGGCGGCTGAGCGTATTGCCAAAGTCGTGCGTCGCATTGAATCTGGCGACCGCGACTCCACTGGCCCGAAGTATCTCGCTCGAGATGGCGGCGGCTCGTCGGGCAAGACCTTCCGCATCTGCACCTACACCGGCGTGTGGTCAATCAACGCCTCAAAGACCGTTACCTTCAAGAATCAGACGGCCACGCCAAATACCGTGTCGGCCGTAAACCTCTTCTTGACGCTGCCCGACAACGGCCAGCGTAACTGTGCCATTGCGAAAGACGGCACCGCGTGGCATCTCATCCAGTGGCAGTGGGATGCGTCCACGGCTCTAAGCAGTGCAACGCTTGGCACTGCGTCGCTTGAGTTCGGCCGCATCAACGTGCCGTCGTTGGGCACGGCGTCAACTGTGTCGATCTCGGTCACGACCTGCTCAACGGCAACGGCATCGTAATGGCGCTCATCAACCAAGGCGGGAAGTTGCTGCTGCAAAATGGCGCGCTCGCCAGCGGGGCGGAGTGCTGCTGTGGTGGGGCCTGCGAGTGTGCTACTTCGCAAATTACAGGAAAGACGTTCGGCGCAACGGTAACAGTAACGATACCGGAGAGCGACGTTGATTGCCCAGGAGGAACTCACACTGCAACGTTTGAACTTCAATGGCAAGGTCAATTCCAGAGGTATTTTTTGTGCCAACAAATAGTGCTTGGTAGCACCAGCTTTTTCGACCCTGAAACGGAACAGGAAGTTTCTGTCGACACAAACGGCAGCGTTGCTGTTTTTTTGGCCTGCCAGGAAGACGGCAGCTTTCTCAGTGGCGCATACTTTTACGCATCGAACGATTGCTTCGACTCTGTTGGGTATACGTGCACGATTGGGAACGGAAATTTTGTTAGCGTTGGTCCAGAACAAGGCGAGTTCTTGACGCACGCTACATCTACGCAAAACGGGCAGTGTGTGCCCCAAGGCGGCTCAGCCAGTTACACAAGTGCAGCCACTGGCGTAACTGTTGAGTGGACTATTACGGTGGCTTAGATGTCTTTTGCTGTTAGCATAGACGGTGCGATTGTAGGCGACGCCGCAGCGCCCAAAATCGCAAAATTCCCACAGTCACAGCAGCAGCCCGGCCCCGGCACCGAACTCAAAGCCCTCCTGAAAGACCGGCTCGGCATCGAGTCCTCGCCGACGTGTTCGTGCAACAAGATGGCCGCGAAGATGAACGCCGCTGGCCCCGACTGGTGCGAATCCGAGGCGGGGCTTGCGGAGATCCTCGGCGTCATGCGGGCCGAGCACGGCAAGCGGTTGGCTGACGGCCGCACGCGGCTCCCGTGGAGCGACTTCGGGGCGAAGCAGCTTGTGCGGCTCGCCTGCCGGCGGGCCAGGGTGAAGGCTGCGAGTTGACACCCCGCGTACGGTGACGGGCGAAAGGGAAGGCCCGTGCCGGAAGACCACAACGTCACCATCGACGGCAAACGCTGGCTGCTGCGATTCACCAAGCTGAAGGGTGACGCGGCCGGGTGGACGTTCTTCGACGGAGCCGCCCGCCCTCGCATCTTGATTGACGAGCGATCCCGTGGGTGGTCGCGCGTCGAGACGATCCTGCACGAACTGGCTCACGCGACGCTGGGGCCGAACATCAGTGAAGAGGCGGTGACCGAACTGGCCCGAGTGCAGCGGCGGGTATTGGCGATGCTCTACACGATGACGCCGAAGGAGTGATCATGCCGAAGGCATCTGGCTTGCTTGACGAAGTCGAGTCGTGCATCGCGGGCAAGGGCTCTTGGTTGGATCGCCTGCCGCCCGAGGCTCTCGCTGAACTGGAAGAAGTTCGCACGCGATTCAAGGCAGGGCAGTACACGGCGAAGCCCTACCAGATCGCAGCGGCAATCATCGCCAGCGGCAAGCGTCGCGGATGGCACTTACTTGAAGACAAGGCGATGGTGAAATGGCTAAAAAGCTAGCAGCCGAAGTCGCTATCGCCACGGCAGGCGATAAGGGCATCACCATTGAGGAAGTCTCCAAGAAGGAGACCGCTGACGGTGTAGAGGCCCGGTCGGTCTCGGCACGCATCCGCACGGTCGAGGATCTGCTGCGGCACATCGAGGCCGATATGGCCCGCTTCGAGATCGCCACCAGCGAGGCGACCAAGTGGGAAGGTCTGACAGCCGACAAGGAAAGCGGCGAGCCGGTAGTGACCGAACTGCACCGCGTCCATGTGAGGCTCAAGCCACGCGGCGGGCCGACGACGCGGCAGTGCGTCGAGGCGATGATCGACGCCGCGAAGAAAGACATCAAGCGAGATATACCCAAACGGGTATACCCCAAGCCGAAGCGCGACGGGCTCTGGCAAGTGCTGGTGGTCGCGGATTGTCATTTCGGAAAATACGCCTGGAACAGAACGACCGGCGGCGATGACTACGACCTGGGGCTGGCTGAGCACCTTGTCGGCAACGCCGGAAGCCAGCTTCTAGAGGTGGGTGACTCCCACTCGCCAACCCGCCGCACGATTGCGTTCCTCGGAGACCTGTTCCATTACGACCGACCGGACGGCAGTACCACAAGTGGTACACCGCTCGAACGTGACGGGCGGCTTCAGAAGATGATCGCCGTGGGGTGTGACACGTTGCTGTCCATCGTGGAGCGGTCTGCCGCTGCGGTGCCGACCGACGTGGTGATCGTGAACGGAAATCACGACGAGGTTCTGACGTGGACGTTCCAGCGGATCATGCTGGAGCGGTTCCGTGGCTCGAAGTCGGTGCGAGTCAAAGAAGACTTCACCGGGCGGCAGTACGTGACGCACGGGCGGAATCTGCTGGGCTTCGCCCACGGGCATCGGGCCAAACGCAAGCTGCCGCAGATCATGGCCCTGGAAGCCTCGCAGCAGTGGAGCGAGTGCCCGTACCGCGAATGGCACACCGGGCACTTCCACTCCCAGGCTGCGGAGTGGCAGCGACCTATCGAGACCCTCGACGGCGTGATCGTGCGGACGGCCCCGGCACTCTGCCCGCCCGACGATTGGCACGCCGTGAACGGGTTCATCGGCTCTAGACAAGCGTGTGAGACTTTCATCTACAGCCCCGAGGGTGGGCTGTCAGCAATGCACATAAGCGAAGGGAAAAGGAAGAAATGACGACCGCGACTCTCGACTCCGCAAACGACTCTCTCCGCGACGCCGTGGCCCGACGCATGGCGGCGACGCCTGCCGATGACCCGAAGCTCGTGGGGTACAAGATCGACCAAGGCGACCCAGAGCCGACCGAGGTTCCTGGGTGGACTCGGCTGCGGGGCGACTCGCTTATGCAGAGCGACGTGCATCCTACTTCGCAGGCGTACTTCGATTTGCTCAACGAGATGCGAGAGCTTCATTTGAGCAAGTCTGCTGGATACGGCTGCCCTGACGGCACCGACCCGTTGCTGAACATTCGCAACGGCGCGTTGTTCGTTGGCATCCCTCCGTGGCAAGCGGCGATGGTGCGGCTGAGCGACAAGGTCACGCGGCTGGCGACGTTCAACAAGACAGGCCGGCTGTCGCACGAAAGCGTCGAAGACAACTTGATGGACTTGGCTTCGTATGCGTTGCTGGCGTTGGTTCTCTATCGTGAGGATCTGGCGAAGTGAGCCACCCCGACACGCCACGCGAGCCGCTGAGTGACGCCTATCTCGCTCAGTGCGAGATGGACGCGAGGCAGTTCAGCGGTGCCTACACCGGGACGGCTGGCACGCTCGCGGCCCACGTCATGCGGTTGCTCGCGGAGTTGTCGCGGGTGAAGGGCAAGCTCGCCGTCATGAGTACGGAGCGTGAGCAGATCACCCAGCAGGTCCACCTACTGGCAGCGAAGTACGAATCTCTCAGATGAGCCGGGCGGCGGGTTGAGGCGGTCGTAGGGTTTTCTCCCTTTCCCCCGCGAACGCCTCCCCGCCTGCTCGGGCTCATGCCGCCGGTCGGTCGCCGTCTGGCGGCTGCTCGAGGTTCAACGGCGGCAGGAAGTCGAGGGCCGTGCTCTTTGGTTTCGCGATCGACTCATCCACGTAGTGGTCGCGGGTGATGTTCGGGTTGCTGTGGTCGAGCAGCCGCGTGGCATCGCCGCCTGCTGCCGTGACGTAGCTGGCCGCAGACTTTCGCAGCCCGTGAAACCCTCGGGCCGTGACGCCGGCCACGGCCGCGATCTTCTTGAGTTCGTACCAGAGGCTCGTCGGGTGCCGGCTCCAGGGGAAGACCAGGTCGTTATCCCGGCGGCGGATCTTGGCCAGCCATCCGGCCAACTCAGGCGAAAACGCCCGGCGGATGTCGCGGGTGCTGCCCTTCCTGTGCTCGGCCATGTAGACCACGGCCCGCTCCTCAAGATCTACGTCGCGCCACTGCAGTTGCAGGATGGCCCCGATCCGCTCGGCCGTCTCCCACGCCAGCCGGATCATGCTCCCGAAGTAGATGCCCGCAGGAAGGCCACAGATTTCGCCTGGGTGGTCAAGGGCGGTGCGGATGAGCTTGGATACCTCATCCACCTTGTAAGCCCTTGGGATGCGTCCAGGAGCCCTCAACGGCGGCAGCGTTGGGAACTCGTCCACCAAGCGGCGTTTGGCCGCGTAGCCCCACAGTGCGACGATGTGGGTGCGGTCCTTTTTGGCGGTCCCGGCAGACACCTGCGTGCGGCGCTGCGTCAGGAACGCCTGCACAGGCAGCGGCTTGAGGTCCTCTAGGCTCGGCTCCCGGCCTAGCTGGGAAGCCCAACGGGTGAGCGTCAGGTTGAATTGGTAGACTGCGGTCGGCTTCAACGCCCGCAGTGGTGCATACTCTTTCTGCAGTAGTTCTCGAACTTCCATCGGTCGTGCTCCTTGTGTGGTGGGTGTTGCACCCACAGGTGTACGCCCGTTCAACTACCCTATCCTCCATTTGAATCGGGCGTAATGGATGGTACGGGCGGTAGCGAGTCGCTGGCAAGTCGCGGCGAATAGGATGCCTGGGAGGGCTTCGGGGTGGTCCCGAGCCCTCGGGACAGGCCGAGAGCGATGGCCCAGCGTAAACGGCGGAACACTAGACGGCCCGGTACACTCGTCGTCATGGACGAGAAAGGGCTGAACCGCCGAGTGTGCACGACCGCCGAGGCGGCGGAAATTCTGGGTGTCCACGTCCGCTACGTGCGGCGGATCGCCAAGGATGGGCTGATCTGGTCCGCGACCCCCTTCGGGGATCGAGCCCCGGTCTACGACGCCGACCAGCTGCAGGCCCGCGCCGCCCTGGCCGAGAAGGAGCGAGCGGCCGGCGTTCGCAAAGGTCGCCCGCCAGCGGCTCTTTCCCGCTGATTTCCTGGTTCAAAAAAATCTTTTGAAGTTGGCGTTGACATTGGGCAGATATATGCCCTACCTTCTCGCACGCTCATGGAGGACGCCATGCGACGGATGACCTGGGACAACCTGCTGACCGGCCTGACCTTGGTTCGCCTCGGCCAGGAACTCGGCACTGACGGCCCGACCTCGAGAGCCTTAGCTGACCTCGTCTCGCTCTCAATCTCTTTTTTGTCTGCATTGGGCAGATAGCTCGCCAACTTGTCCATTTGAAAAGTTTTGTTTCGTTCGGCTCGCACGCATTTTTTTCTGACTCTTGCACCACTACTGCACGCGTGTACAACACGCCCCACCTAAACAGGAGACCCCACTGATGACTGACCTGACCACTCGCCACCCCGGTGAAAACGAATACCTCGCCGCGGCCTGCGGCCTGCACGAGCAGACGATCAGCCCCGCCCAGCCGGCGGTTGGCGACTTTGTCTCTGGCTGCTCGGCCGGTCGCACCTGGAGCGGCTACGTCCAGCAGGTCGAGCCCGGCCGGATGGTGGTCGAGGCTAGCGGCTGCTGGCTGGTGGTGGATCCGGCAGACATCACGCACTGAACACGGAGCCCGGTGGAACCGGGATTGCCCAGGAAGGGAACGTGCCGCCGAGCCAGGACGGGGAAGCGGCTTTCACATCACGCAGAAAGGGACGCGAGATGACTACAGAGATCAGCACGCAGCGGGCAGGCGGACTTGCCCTCCAGACGTTTGACGATGCTTTCAAGTTTGCCCGCATGGTTTCGGCCAGCGAGTTCGCCCCCAAAGATTTCCGGGGCAAGCCCGAGTCCTGCCTGCTGGCGATCCAGCACGGCAGCGAGTTGGGTTTGAGCCCGATGCAGAGCCTCCAGTCGATTGCCGTGATTAACGGCAGGCCGTGCGTCTGGGGCGACGCTGCCCTGGCAATGGTGCAGAGCAGCCCGGTCTGCGAGTACGTCCGGGAGTACGTCGAGGGCCAGGGCGAAAGCCTGACTGCGGTGTGCGAGGCGAAGCGGCGGGGCTACCCGGCCCCGACGATCAGCCGGTTTTCGATGGCTGATGCCAAGCGGGCGGGCCTGGCCGGCAAGAGCGGCCCGTGGTCCCAGTACCCCGAGCGGATGCTGGCCCTGCGTGCTCGAGGCTTTGCCCTGCGTAACGCCTTCGCAGACTGCCTGCGTGGGCTTGTGACGGCCGAGGAGGCCCAGGACTACCCGCAGCCTGCCACGACGCCTGAGCCCGCCAGGGAGCCTGTGCGGGTGCGGCCCAAGTCGTATGAGCCTGCGTCTGTCACGGATGACCCGGTCGGCAAGGCGAAGATCGCGGTGAGTGCCGCCAAGACCATCGAAGCCTTGGACAAGCTGCGGCGGCTCGTTGAGGAGCGGACCACGCAGGGCACCTTCAGCCGCGAGCAGCACGACGAGCTCGTGTCCCTCATGCGGACGCGGGCCGAGATGCTGATCGGCGACGATGACAACGGCCAGGAGTTCACGCACGAGTCGCCCCAAACGGAGGCCGTGGCATGAGCACGCTTGCCGACATCCAAACGCTTCTGACCGTCAGCCGCCAAGCCCTGGCCCAGGATGACACCACGCCCGAGTCGGATCGCATGTCGTGCGAGACCCTGCTGCGGATGGCGGTGCCGCTCCTGGAGACGGCAATCGGATGGGCTCCGACGCCAGTGGCCGTCGCTGCCATCGAGCAGTCGCAGGTACGCGAGCGTGCGGCGCAGATCCGCGACCGCGTCTGCTGCGAGGTGTACCGGCAGAACCGCCCGACGGCGGACCAGCGGGCGGTTTCCGACGCGGTGGTGTGTCGTTTTGGGCCGCAGGCGATTGGTCAGACGCCCGTTTCAGGAAGGGATTGAACTTTGCGACCGGCACGCAGTTGCCGCAGCGGCTGTCATCGGAGCCGCAGCTGCCCGTAACGCCGGCCCAGTGCGGATCAAC